TAGGCACAATAAAGGAGGCTTACATTATGGCATCATTGGCTGAAATAAGAGCGAAGTTGAAATCTCAAGAAGTGAATCGCTCCACTTCCAACACAGGCGGAGACAACGCCATCTACCCACACTGGAATATCGCAGAAGGTTCTGAAGCAGTGGTCAGGTTCTTACCAGACAAGGACGAGACCAACACATTCTTCTGGACTGAGAGAAACATGATCAAGTTACCATTCGCAGGTATCAAAGGTCAGACTGATTCTAGACCAGTGACAGTGCAAGTACCGTGCATGGAAATGTATGGGAAGACTTGTCCAGTACTCACAGAGGTGAGACCGTGGTTCAAAGACAAGAGCATGGAAGACATGGGCAGAAAATACTGGAAGAAGAAAAGTTACATTTTCCAGGGTTTTGTCACAACGAATCCACTAGCAGAAGACTCAACACCTGAGAATCCAATCAGAAGATTCATCATTGGACCTCAGATCTTCAACATAATCAGAGGAGCACTCATGGATCCAGAGATGGAGGAAATGCCAACTGATTACTTGAAGGGTGTGGACTTCAGGATCACCAAGACAACTAAAGGTGGTTATGCTGACTACTCAACATCAAAATGGTCAAGAAGAGAAAGACCGTTGGACGAGGCAGAGAGAGCCGCGATCGACACACATGGGTTGCACAACCTAGGTGACTTCAGACCAAAAGAACCAACAGAAGCAGAGGTTAAAATAATCGCAGAACTATTTGCGAAATCTGTGGAAGGTGAGGCTTATGATCTCGAGCAGTATGGACAGTACTTCAGACCGGCGGGCGTGGCTTACCAAGGTAAACCACAGGTAGCAGTACCAACAGCATCGGCTCCAGCGGCGACACCAGTGGCAGAGGCGGCTCCAACAGCGGCACCTGTGACTGAAAGTGCACCAGCACCACAACCCGAGGCGGCTCCGGCGACGGCGGCTCCGGCGGGCGACAGTGCCAAGAGAGCGGAAGACATCTTGAAGTTGATTAGATCAAGACAAGCAAAATAATCTGACATTTTACCAAGGCCCTAATATTGACGTTAGGGCCTAGGTATGCTAAAATAGATGACACAAAGGACAAAATTATGACAAAAGTATTTGACGCAACAAAATTTAGAAAGAGTATCACAAAGTCTATACAAGGCTTAGGCATAGGATTCAGCGATCCCACAGATTGGATCTCGACAGGAAATTACGCATTGAACTATCTAATGACCAGTGATTTTAACAAAGGAATTCCACTAGGCAAGGTAACTGTACTCGCAGGAGAATCAGGAGCGGGTAAGAGTTACATAGCATCAGGAAACATTATCAAGAACGCACAGGAACAAGGCATATTCGTTATCCTGATAGACACAGAGAACGCACTAGACGAACAGTGGCTACAGGCATTGAATGTAGACACATCAGAAGAAAAATTATTGAAATTAAGCATGTCCATGGTAGATGATGTGGCTAAGACCATATCAGAGTTCATGAAGGGTTACAGAGAACAACATGCAGACAACAAAGAAGGTGCACCTAAAGTACTTTTCGTCATAGACAGTCTGGGCATGATGCTTACACCAACAGACGTAAACCAGTTCGAAGCAGGAGACATGAAAGGTGACTTGGGTAGGAAACCCAAGGCCCTGACGGCACTCGTTAGGAACTGTGTGAACATGTTTGGTAGTTGGAACGTGGGACTTATAGCAACCAACCACACATACGCATCACAGGACATGTTTGATCCAGATGACAAGATATCAGGTGGTCAAGGTTTCATCTACGCAAGTTCTATCGTTATCGCGATGAAGAAATTAAAACTTAAGGAAGACGAGAAAGGCAACAAGATATCAGAAGTGAGAGGTATCAGGGCCGCTTGTAAGGTAATGAAGACAAGGTACGCTAAACCATTTGAAGGTGTACAGGTCAAGATTCCTTATGACACAGGCATGGATCCCTACAGTGGATTAGTTGACCTGTTCGAGAAAAAAGGTCTATTGGTTCAAACAGGAAACAGACTGAAGTATGTTGATAAAGCAGGTAAGGAACACATAGACTTCAGGAAAGCATGGACTGGCGATAAATTAGACATGATAATGGCAGAGTTTAAAGAGGAAGCACCCAAAGAAGTGGAAGACACAGATGCCCCTATCGAAGTTGAAACAGAAACAAAACCAAAAGCAAAGAGTAAAAAAGAAGAATAATGATAGACTTTACACACGAGGATATCGAAAGGTTATGGAACTCCATAACACACTACGTTCCAGAGAGACAGAAACTGGACTGTGCCATAGACTTCATCAAAAGCCTAGAGGACATAGGAGTAGAGCACGACGAGATCAAGGCGTCTGCTGAATACGATCCCAAGTTAGAAGAAGCGATCAACACTGTGTTCGAGGAAGACGAAGAGTCAGACGGATACGGCGAAGATGATTAATTGGTACAACGAAGTCAGCAGGAACCTAGCAAAGATACCAGACTGCGTGGCATACTTCGACAAGGAATTGATCGAGGCCAAGAAGCAGTGCAAGATCTACGGTAACTTGGAGAGAGCCAGTGCGGCACTACCGGGCATAGTGGAAGAGAGATTCAGTCAACTGCAACAACTGGAAGCCATATTGGAATACCTAAACATCGAGTTGCGGAGATTGAGATCAAAGACCTTCAGGAAATACTTGGAAAATTACAACAGGGCGTTGTCAAGCAGAGATGCAGAGAAGTATGTGGATGGTGAGGACGATGTTGTCGACATGGACAAGATCATTAACGACTTCGCACTGATAAGGAATCAATGGCTGGGCATCACAAAGGGACTGGATCAAAAACAATGGCAGATAACAAACATCGTAAAACTGAGGGTAGCAGGAATGGAAGATGCAGACATCAAATAGAATAATACTCACGGACGTAGACGGTGTGCTACTAGAGTGGGAACACCACTTCACCAAATGGATGTTGCAGAAAACATTATTTGATGAGAAAGGTGCCAGGTATCACCCACACAGACTACTACCAGACAAACAGAACACATACGAGATGGCAGAACGTTTTGGTGTGACAAAAGACGAAATTAGAAAACACATAAGAGAGTTCAACAGGAGTGCTTGGATGGGTACACAGAGGCCTATGCTGGAGTCACAGACATGGGTCAAACTGTTAGCGGCAGAGGGGTGGACCTTCATACCAATCACATCACAGACATCTGACATACCTGCACAACAGTTACGTAAGAAAAGATTAGGCGAACTTTTTGGGGATCATGTGTTCACAAATTACCACATACTAGGCACGGGTGCTGACAAAGACAGTGCTTTAGCCGAGTTTCACAATACCGGGCTGTATTGGGTCGAGGACAAGCCAAACAACGCTGTAGCCGGGCTCAAATACGGTTTAAAGCCTATATTAATAGACCATCCATACAATAAAGACTTCGATCATCCTGATGTAATACGTGTGAATAATTGGAAAGAAATACACCAAATAGTTTCAGGAAGAAAATAACAATCTAAATATTTTTAGTAAAGATGAGTTCGATGTTGTGTTTTTTACCAATTCTGTTTGTCCAAATCTTATATCCACTGGTTTGATATTTTTCCACTATCTCGTCTAATCTATTAAAGTTTACGTCTGTGTTGCCTATATCCATTTCGCATTCACACAGGATCACTTTTGCCGGCAAAGACAAATCCAGTATTTCATTCAGCATCTCATACCATCGTCCTTCCACATCTAATTTTATGATATCCACTTCAGGGCCGTGCTGATCAGCGATCTCTTTTAAATTTGTTGTTTGGACTTCTATCACATTCTCATATTTCTCCGGCTTATCTAATTGGAAACATTTGCCATCGCCAGCGACGTCGTAAAACTTCATTGTCTGCCCTGCAACTGTGTCATAGGCTTTGCTAGTATGAATAATTTTATAATCACCTCTATTGGCACTGTCTGTGGTCTGTTTTGATAGCGGAGTTGGATCAAAGGTCAAGATCTTTGCTGTGCGATTATCTTTCCTGCAATTGACTTCGTACCTAATTTCCCTGGAAACTCCAAAGTTCCAAAACATTTTTGCGTTTTTTCTAACATGATCGGGTGTGCTATATTGTTTGTACCGTGTCCATCCTTGTTGATTAACTACACCACCACTGGGCGATAGAGTAAACCTGCTTTCGTACTCTCGGCAACGTTGTGAAATCTGCATACTGAAATATTTATAGTTAAATATTGATGTGAAAATATACGTAGGGCACGACAGCAGAGAAGACATTGCTTACCAAGTCTGTGAGCATTCTATAAAAAGAAGAGATCCGTCAGCAGAAGTCATCCCCCTCAAGCAAAAACAGATGCGAGACCAAGGACTGTACACCAGGCCTGTGGACAAATTGGCATCAACTGAATTCACGTTCACAAGGTTCTTCGTACCATACATGAATGACTTCAAGGGTTGGGCAGTGTTCTGTGATTGTGATTTCCTTTGGAAGATTCCAAGCCATGAACTTGTGAAATACTGTGATCCAAGCAAAGCGGTTGTGGTTGTACAACACGACTATGCACCAAAAGAAACAACCAAGATGGACGGACAGGTACAGACATCTTATCCCAGGAAGAATTGGTCAAGCATGGTGTTATGGAATTGCGAACACCCCAAGAACAAAATCCTCACACCAGAACTATTGAACGAAGAATCACCAAAGTTCCTACACAGGTTCAGTTGGTTAGATGACAACGAGATAGGTTCAATGCCCGCGGAATACAACTGGTTGGTAGGTTGGTACAAGGAGCCAAGGGACGGCACACCGAAAGTATTACACTACACGGAAGGTGGTCCATGGTTTGATGGTTACCGAGATTGTGAATATGCAGATGACTGGAAGAAGGAACTAATAAATCTTTTCAGTTCGTAAAATCAAAAATAAATCTTGTCTATCTGATCGCCGTTTGGTTTTTGTTCTATTATCTCACTGTTATTGAATCCTAGTTGGAACATGTATTCGTCCATTTCATTTTCAGATGGCATATCTGGAAACTGCTTATCCTTGTGTAGGTTGACTTCTTGTATCACGTATTTGGCACGTGTGAATATATCTGGGGCACCGTTCATGACCATTATCTCAGCACCCTGAACATCTTGTTTGATCAAGTCATACTGGGCATCCTTACCTACTAATTGGTCCAACGTTTTCATCTGCCTGATCTCATAATCTTTGAAAATACCAAACACTGTTGAGCCTTTTGTGTATGTGACCTTCTTCCTGTTTCCCTTGTCAATTTCACGCAGGTACATTTTTATTTCCCTGTCACTGTCACCAAGCACAGCGATATGATAATCGTCCGTCACTTCTTTTAATCTTTTCTCGTGTTTTTGTCCTGCTTCAATGCAGGTGTAATGAGCATCGGGCCAAATGGGTTTGACGTTTTTGGTCCAGAATCCATTCCACGCACCTATATCCAGTATCCGCGAAGGCATGAACTCTTGTTTTGATTTCAATCCTTTCAAATATTCGTACATCATGCTTTGTAATAGATTATATCTGGCCAAGTTTTGATCAAGACTTTGAATCCCAAGGATTTTAAATGCTCCTTGATATCTCTCTTACTGCTACCGTATTTCTCACTGTTGCCGTTCAACTCAATCATCAAGTATTCAACGTTTTCTAGAGTTTTTCCCGCACCCTTGAGCACTTCCATCTCCAATCCCTCGACATCTATCTTTATGAAATCCACCCCTTGTAAATCTAAAGAATCTAACTTGTTGATCTTGGTTTCACCTTTTTCCAACAACACCCTAGTGTTTTGTGTGGCACTTTCCTCGGTCAACTTCACAAATCCATCATCATTGCCTATTGCTTGATTGTACAATCTAACATGACTGTGAGCACTCATGTTCCTTGTTAGACATTCATAGTGCAACTTGTTAGGTTCATAACAATGAATGTTCTTTGCATACTGTTGCATTGCCATAGACCATGTTCCACACCATGCCCCTATGTCGATTATGAAATTGAATTTCTTATTCTGTATCTTGCACCATTCGAGAAATTTATCGAGACAGGTGTCCTGCATGTGAGGATTTCCTGCTTCGCGCCATTGCTCTATCTGGGCGTCTGCGGACGGTACCCATATCCCTCCACTCAATTTTTCTATCTTCACAGTATTCCCTTGTCCATCAATATCTCCACCGCCGTACCGTCCTCTAGTTCTTCCGGTGTGAACTGTTGGTAGGCTAGACTGTACAACCAAGGCTCAGGACCACCGTAGTAGGGATTCTCTATGTCTGCTAGTTCCACGTTGCCCACGTCTACAGCAAAACTCTTGTCATCACAGAACACAGGTATGCCCTCACACATGGCCTCCACTGCCGCAATACTACAACTTGTGACCACGCACCAGGCCTCCTTGAGGTCCTCGGATAGGGGTACAGTTGCCTCACTTGGTCCTGATGTACCCCTGCCCCTAGGCTTGTGTCGAAGTCGGATAGGTCTGTCAGTGTATCTCTTGATCTGTTCGACGGTCTCGTTCGTCCAATTGGGTCGGCCAAGATAGTTGTGTATGCCTGTGCTACTAGGACATACCAAAACATACTTGCCAGCGAAGTTTGGTGCCTTGATCTTCATTCCAAACTTCTCAAATCTATCTGCTTTGCAATTTTTTATGTAAGGCACGTGTATGGCATTCTTACACACACGCCAATAATGATTGTCAGGTTTCAGATTGTTGTTGTCAAATCTTCCAAAGTAAGGTGTGTCTGTGAACCAGTAGTTGTGATTACGTGCTTCCAACTTCTTGACCATCTCTCTGTTGTTGCCGACGAATCCCCAGAACATGCTGTTGCTGACTGGATCTGTTTCCACAGCATTGTCTAACTTGGTAATCTGGTCTGGCCATGACTTCTCAACACCGTTGAATACCTCCCATGCCTTGCTTTTCTTGTTGCTAAATGGTGCGTAGATCGTTAGCATCTATAAATTTTAATAAGTGTTCCGCCCACTCTTTGTGTCCTTCTGTGCTAGGATGTGGATCACCAGGTACACAATGTTGTTTATTCTCTACCGTGTAATCTATATGGCTTGTTTCTGGTCTGAAGAATCTTGTCCTATCTATCTTGTCAAACATTAATTTGATATCCGGATTTGTAATTTCTGCATCTGATAGGGTGTTGTACATCACGTATGGATATTTCCTAAATTTAAGGAAGTCCTGTAAGTCATGTATTGCTAATAGAGACTCTATCTGCGTTGCCTGTTCTATGTCTAGACCTTTGTTAAAAAGATATTTGAAAAATGATTCTGTACTGCTATCACGATTTGGATCCCATGTTTTCCATGTGGTCTCCATTGTTGGAAACTTTGCTTTTTTGAATCCATCACCAGTGGGGTAATCAAATCTATTTCCGCCACTAGATCCTATCACGAAAAAACAATCCTTTGCTATGTTTGGGAATTTTTCACACCAGACCCTAGTTGTCCACATCAGTCTTTTGTTTCCACGTCCGCCGCCTGCTAGATTCTCAGCAATTGGTAAATCCATCATTCTGGATAATTCCTCGCCACAGTGTGTGTGGACTCCACACTTGGGTCTGGTTGTCAAGAATGAACAACCATTTATGAACATTTTTGTTGGCATGTGATTATAATTATATACTACTTATTCATGATATGCAAACTGTAAAAAACATAGGTTCAATGAAGTATTTCCTCGATCGGTGGGAGGTGGTAGATCCAGAATACAATTACACCGTGCCCTATCATGATTCGATCAATCCTAATTTTACAAGTTTACCAACTTTCGTTGCGGAATTCCATGACTGCAAGATACATACCTGCCCATTATTGCTGACCAGAGAAAACAAATTAATAACAGAACACTTGTGGAAACTTACCCACAAAAGCAGACACAAGCCACACAAGAGTCACAGGCTTTGGACAGAATGGGATGAAACAGTTGATCTTACATTGCCAACAGTAAAAGAATCATTCAACGAGACCAACACATACGTGTGGCTCCCAATTGATGAATATAGTGTTGAAAATCCATGGCACATCTGGATTGACGTCATATCAAAATTTCGCCTACTTGAAAAAAGATGGGCAACTAATTTTTCTAGATTTTGTTTTGTATTGGCGAACCATAGTCGTTATTTCGAAAAAGTTTGTAAGGCTCTTTTTCCTGACGTTAAGATTATCGTCATGCCCAAAAACGAGACATGGCAGTTCAAACATTTGATTGTACCAAGTGCGAGCAACACACAAGATGGAATAATTGTGCCACCGATGGCTCCGTGGCTGAGACATTTCAAAGGATTGAAAAATTTGAAAGGAGTAAAACCACACAGGAAAATAGTTGTGCTAAGGCCGGGTGCTGTAAGTAGAAGAATACAAAACTCTGACGAGTTGATGCTGAACCTCAAAGGTTGGGAGACTGTAGTATTGGAAAAATTGTCCATCCAAGAACAAATGAAAACATTCGCCGAGGCTTCACATGTTGTGGCGGCCCATGGTGCAGGATTAACAAATCTGTTATGGTGTCAACCTGGAACAAAAGTATTAGAGATACAAGACAGAAGTATGCTACACAAGAAAGTTTATCCATTACTGTCGCACAACCTAAACTTAGAACACAAATTATATCTAGCAGATGTGGTACCCATACCCAGAGAAAATGGGAGGAAACCCCAAGGCATCAAGAGGTTTAGTGACATGATAAAATTCAAAATCAACATACCCGAAATCATGGAGCACCTAGAATGAACCTATCAGTGCTACAGAAGAAACCTGAACTTGTACTAGAGCCTTATCCACATTTCGTGATCGAGGATGCACTGCCCCAAGATGTGTACGAACAACTCGACAAGGAGTGGCCCAAAGAACAACTGCTATCCACGGAGCCATTTGATTCAGGTATATGTTATAGGTTAAAAGCAGACGAGATGTTGAAGCCGGGAAAAGTTTCCAATATATGGAAAGAATTTACCGAGTACCACACATCAATGGAATTTTACAAACAAATGACCGGAGTGTTTGGCGATTTGGTCCCCCACGTGGAAGACCTAACATTAAGTCCAAGAGGATGGGACACAGGCCATGACAAGATAGGAACCGACTGTCAGACAGTGATGCACAAGCCCATCACCTACAGTTCAAGGACTGCACACATAGACAATCCTAGGGAGATATACGCGGCCTTACTTTACATGCCATACAAAGAGGATCAAAGCACAGGTGGAGAATTCCAGATACACGAAACACATGATACCATTTCAGAAGTGAATAAAAACGGCGGTAGAGAAGTAAAAGAGAAGGCGGGCAAAATTGTGAAGACAATCCCCTACAAAGCAAACACACTGGTTGTATTCTGTAACAATTCAACAAGGTGTGTACACAGCGTATCCGCTAGGAAAAATGCCGTGCTAAACAGGAGGAGTGTAAACATAATTGCAGAATTCAATAGGGCGGCCGGCCGTAAGATGTTTGAAGTGAAGGAAAACAGAAAATAATGTTGTCAGGAATACACACGACCAAACCACGGACACAGCGTTATGTGGATGCTTTCGTTCGTGGATCTGGTCAGGGCAAGATATATCAATTCAGAGATTTAAAATCATTACCCAAAGAGAATCTGACCATGTACGGTATATTAGCCGGGTCAGGCGAGGTTTACAAATGGTGTGAGAAGGAACACAGAGATTTCTATTTTATGGATCATGGTTATTTCACAAATGCACATGACAGTCCACATTGGTTGCGTATAACCAAGAACAAACACTGCCAGAACGTACTACAACAGAGGTCAGCAGACAGGTATGAAAAACATTTCAGGCAAGACATCAAACCTTGGAACAAGGGTAAGAAAATTCTTGTCCTACCGCCAACTAATGCAATAGCGAACTTCTTCGATGCCTCTGACTGGCTGTCTAACACATTGAAGATTCTCGAACAGAACACTGACAGAGATATAGATATAAGGGAAAAACCATACAACCCAACAATCGAAATTGATCACGTGGGTGCCACTGTAAAGGTTGATAGGCCTACTGTCCACAAAGGCAATATCAATTGGGCAGATTACCATGCAACAGTGACCTACAACTCCAACACCATGGTGGCCAGCCTGGTCAACGGTGTGCCAGTATTCTGTGATCCCAAAAACAGTGCGGCGGCACCCATATCGGAAACAGATTTCAGCAAGATAGAAACACCTAAATACGGAGACAGGATTGCATTGTTCAGCAGTCTAGCGTATAATAATTGGACACTACAAGAAATGGCCAACGGCACAGCATGGAGGATGTTAAATGAAAGTTGAGATATTCAGAAGGACGGTAAAGGATCGTAAACGTGGAAACAGTTACGAATTGCTTTACCATCTCAAAGAAGGCATAGAGGCCGCGGGTGATGAAGCGATCATAGTCAATGAGAACAGGTCCGGTCCAACCGTGGAAGGGGAGATGACTCCCACTGCACCCATGGCGGCAATGTTTGGATATGGCGGTGACCGACAGATGCATCACACCAAAGGCAGACGTAGGGAACTTGCAAATAATTGCAGAGACAAAAAGATTCCGCTGATAACATTTGATGGGGGACTTTTATCTAGTTTTGGTAATGTATCAACATCACCTGATCATCATTTCAGGGTTTCGTTGTACACCCCCATGAACGATGGCGACTTCCTGTCAGACAACAGTCCAAGCGATCGTTGGGACATGATGGTGAAAAAATTCAAAGTGAAGTACGAACCATGGCGTAAGTCTAACCAAGACGATCCCATAATATTTGTACTGCAACCCAAGGACAACTGGAGCATGAACGAACTGGATCCCATAGAATGGTTCAATGGAGTTTATGAAAGACTAAGGCCTGCCACAGACAGGAAGTTCATAGTCCGACCACATCCAAACCACGTGGCATCTATTGTGGCACGTAAAGGCGACTTGCCTGAGGACGTGGAACTGCAATACACACAACAACACTTCGCAGGCGATGAAAAGAAATTCTACAGATTCCATTTCCAGGAAGCGATAGCGAATGCACACGCCGTGGTCACACACAACTCTACTGCCAGTGTTGACAGTTGCATACGAGGAATACCAACGTTCTGCACATCGGATCTAGCACTGTGTTGGGACGTGTGTAACAAGGACCTCAACGATATAGAAACACCAAAGACACCAGACAGGACACAGTGGGTCAATGACCTAGGTTACAAGTTATGGAGCATAAAAGAAATAAGAGACGGAACAGTGTACAAAAGATTCAAACAGAGGTTAGGTTTATAATGACATCATTGTCTGTAGTTACAACCTTCCCGCCAAACAGATGGACAGCATATGCGAAAAGGATGTTGGAGAGCCATATACAATTCTGGCCTGACGATGTTACCTTGTACGCATATCATGAAGGTGAGAAGCCAACTCTGGAACATCCAAAGATTAAATTCATAAACATCGAAGATGCCAATCCCGAATTGCTCAAATTCAAGCAAAGACACAAGGACGATCCTGTGGCCAACGGCGAAGTGGATGAGATACCAGGTGGTGTAAGGCGAGATCCCAACGCAGGCAAAAATGACAAGGGCAAAGGATCTTACCTATGGGACGCTGTTAGGTTTGCACACAAGACCTTTGCAGTGGATCATGCAATCAAAACAATAGATACAGACTATGTTCTGTGGCTAGATGCTGACACATACACATTCAGACCAATCACAAGGGAGTTCGTCACAGGACTACTGCCCCAAGACAAGCTCGTGAACTTCCTGGGCAGGGGCGAAAAGTATCCCGAATGCGGATGGGTGTGCTACAACAAGAAGCATTCAAAAATCACAGAGTTTATGCGGTACTGGACAGACCTGTACATCAAAGACACCATATTCAAAGAGTTGGAATGGCATGACAGTTACCTGTTCTGGCAGTGTGTGAAAAGGATCGCACCCAACGACGGAGTAGACATAGGAAAAGGTGCGGGTGCGAAGGGACATCACGTGTTCATCAACAGCGTGTTGGGAGCATACGTGGATCACATGAAAGGCAAAAGGAAAGTGCAAGGGAAAAGTAGCAAGAGCGACTTGCGTGGTGACAGGAACGAGGACTACTGGAAGAACGTGGAGAACTACGATCCTTTTGGTGGTGTGAAGTTCGATCCCAAACAGGCTGACGACATAGTGAGCAAGGTGGCCAAAGGGAAGCAGGGCAACTGATGAGGATAGAAGCATGGCCCATGCATGGTCCATTGAACAGCAAAGACATCTTTGCAAAATTCATAAAATCTATGCAGAAAACAGGAGACCAGGTACATGTGAACAAAGAAACCAACGGTGACGTTGCAGTGATCTGGAGTGTGTTATGGCGTGGCAGGATGCAGAATTACAAAAAGATATGGGATCGTTACAGGAGCCAAGGCAAACCTGTGATTGTCATTGAGGTGGGAGGACTTCGTAGGAATCTCAGTTTCAAAATTGGAATAAACGGAATAAACAGAGATGCCGACTTCGCCAACCAAGATTTTGATGATGCACGATGGCCACTCTTCAAACATGAATTGCGACCATGGAATCCAACCGGAGACTTGATTGTCATATGTGGTCAGCATGACACATCAGAGCAATGGAAAGGATTACCTAAGATGTCCAACTGGATCGAACAACAGATAAATGAAATAAGGAAATACACCACAAGGCCTGTCTTGGTAAGGCCTCATCCTCGTAACACGATTACATTCGATGAGAACAAATTCAAAAATGTGAAGGTAAGATTACCAAAACGAGATTTCAGGACCTATGACGACACAGATTTTAAAGCAACACTTGAAAGAACTTGGGCAGTGATCAATCATTCCAGCAATCCAGCCATGGAAGCAGTGATGAAAGGCATACCTGTGTTCGTATCGGAATCAAGTCTGTGCCATGATGTGGGTAACATTAAGTTAACAGACATCAACACACCGGCCATGCCCAACCGGGTAACGTGGGCAAACAAACTAGCGTACACGGAATGGTTTGAGGACGAGATAGAACAAGGACTACCATGGGCAAGGATCAGGGCAAGGCTACAGGAGAAATATATATAATGCAAACTATAAACATCGGCAAAAAAGAAATCGAGCCTATCATATGGAAAAAATATGAGGGAGAGGATGTAATCGTAAACACTACAATCAGGCAAGGCAAACGAATACAAGACATCAGGTTCTTTGAAGACAAAGTCAAGGCGGTACCTCGAGGCAACGCCTACTGCATAGGTAACGGTCCTTCACGTAAAGGTTTTGATCTTACAAAACTAAAAGCAACAGGACAGACGTACGGTTGTAATGCACTGTACAGGGACTTCATGCCTGACTTCATATTCTCCGTGGACACCAAGATGTCAATGCAGATGGTGGAGGACGAAGTGGGTTTGAAGACCATACACTACGGACCTGCTTTAGAAGTCAACAGGAAACAGAGCAAGGGCATGATAAATCTCATACCCAACAACCCACATTGGATATCTGGCAACGCCGCTTTTTGGACTGCGGGTGTGCATGGACACAAGAACATCTACCTCATTGGTTTTGATTTCAGGGAGTACGGCAAGGGCGAACTGAACAACATGTACCAAGGAACAGATTGTTATGGCGAACGTAACAACGATAGTATATTCGAAGGTTGGTTGAAACAGTTTCGTGATATGTTAAAGATGAGGCCATATGTCAACTACACAGTGGTGCATGATGATCCACCGGAATATTTAAATCATTTACAGACAGGCACAGACCTAGGAAACAGTCGAATTATGAGTTACAAAGAGTTTGAGGATACCGTGTTAGCCAGTTCTTGATAAGGTCAGTCCAGCACTTTTGAATTTGTTCTTGAATGCATAGAAGTTGGCGTTGTGATTGCTGTAAGGATCTTTGATCACGGTCATCTGGTATAGGTGCACCATCTCGTGTGCCAGTGTTTCTATGAAGTCTCTGAACGTTGGATACTTGGTGTGTATCTCTATTGCGAAAGTGACGTCAGTCTTGTCATAGGGTATCACACTCTGATCATATGTGCCCTTCCTACATTTCCTGTTGTCCCAATTGGCCCAACATCTGCCCCAGTCATTGGTCATCCTTACCAAGTACAATGGTACTGCAGGTAACTTATTACCAAACAATCCCTTGTTGAGATGCTTGAACCAATTTACTGCTATAGAATGTGTGGGTTTGAAATTCCTGGTGTTCTTCCGCATAGTCAGAGTATTTTCCAACCTGATCTTTAATTGTTTCCTGACTGTGACAGTCTTCTTACTGGTCTTTTTCATAGGTTGACTATATTACCAAGTATGCTATAATATACTAATAATTATCAATATTACCAGGTTTGAAAATGCACACAGATTTGCCAAAAACAATTAACGAAGCACTTAAAATACTAGCATATAACGATTATTTCTGGGCAAATCCTTCGATGATAGGAAATACAGCCGTAATCAAGCCACACCCTAAAGATTACGAGACTGTGAGATCCTTGGCAGAGTCACAATATGCCTGGACGGAGAAACAGGCCAGACTAGCATTGGTGATACTGAAAAGGTACCTGACCAAGTTCCAAGCACACGGAATGGATATCAAGAAATTGTTAGACAATCCACAATATGAGGAAGACTTCCGGGTTATCAGTTTTGACAAGGTCATCGAGAAGTACACAGACGACGATAATATCGATAGGATAGAGATGAGATTTCCCTACAACAAGAAAGTGATACAACTGATACGTTGCTTGAAAGATACACGTGACTTGCCTGGAATGTATGCCTTATACGACGGCGAGAAGAAGAAGTGGACCTTCCGACACAGTGATGTTACTGCTTACTATCTGACCTTGATCGCTGTGAGATACGATTTCAAATTCACAGACGACAGTCTGCTCGACGACTACGAGAATATCAAAAAACAAGTGATAGGACATCGCAAACCCACAGCACGATTGGTCGCCGGCCAGGTGATATTGGACAATGCACCGGAATCTCTACAGGAATACTGGAACGAAAACCTAAAGGGCAAGTCAGCATTAACACAAGTAGACTCATTGAAGAACTTTGATATATCGACCAAAGGAATCAATATACCAACAGAGACCATGATAGGTCACAAGATAGCACACAACAATTACCACAAGTTATGGATTGATTCCAAAGGCTTTTCAAAGAACGAGGTAGTCAAAGGTCTCATCGAATTAAACTGTTTTCCATTGATCATGCCAGTGAGTGGTGACATACACATGGAAGACGATGTAAAGGATTTCTGGGAGTGGATGAATGCGTTCAAGGCACACGGTGTTGATCTGTTGAATGAATGCAGTTGGGGATTCGATGTCAAGGAACCCATATACAAGAAAGACCTAGAACGTTTCAACAACGAAAGGACTTATCTTTTAGATAATCAAAAATCAGAAGAGTTCTTTGAGAACCTATACGAGTTGCATCAAATGAGCAAACAGTTCAAATTGATCAACGAACAAACCAAAATCATCTTCGTTAGAAACAGAATACCAAGGGCGTTGATCAAGAGCAAAGTCAAACCAAAAGCATCACTGGTTGGAATAGGCGGTGGTTATTATGCCACGGGCACGGACAACCTGAAAAGAATGCTTGAAAATCTTCCAAAAAAGTTGTATTATAGTGATCACCAACCGAGTAGTTGGGATTGGCATGATCACATAATAGTAAAACTTTAGAATGAGCAGTTGTAAACTAGTAATAAAAGATGAAGTGAACGTGAAGTTCGAGAACCTAAGCCTCGAATGGCGTAAGAGACTTTCCAACAAATTCAAATATGAGATACCATACGCAAGGCATCTACCAGCAGTGAAGTTAGGTAGGTGGGACGGCAAGGTGTCGTTTTTTGGGTTGGGTGGGACAACATATCTAAACCTAGTTGACCAAATACTTCCCATACTCGATGAGGGCGGAGTTTACATAGATGTTGAGGACAGAAGGGAGCAACACAATTTTGAATTTAAACAAGTAGATAAGAATTACCTATCACACATAACATGGCCAGAGAATCATCCAGCCGCGGGACAACCAATCGAATTAAGAGACTACCAAGTGGAAACAATCAACAAGTTCATAGAACATCCACAGAGCATACAGGAAATCGCCACTGGTGCGGGCAAGACCATAATCACAGCGGCCTTGTGCCAATTGGTCGAACCATATGGTCGTACACTTACTATAGTACCAAACAAGAGTCTTGTGACACAGACCGAGGAAGACTTCCTTGCTTGTAACCTAGACGTGGGCGTGTATTACGGTGACAGGAAAGAACTGGGACGTTTCAACACAATAGCAACATGGCAATCACTGAACGTGCTTGAAAAGAAAAGCAAGGACGAACACACGACGGATTTCTTAGAAGCCATACAAGGCATCAACACAGTGATTATCGATGAGGTGCACATGGCCAAGGCAGATGTGCTGAAGAGATTGCTGACCGGTCCATTCGCACACTGTGGAATACGTTGGGGACTGACAGGCACAGTACCCAAAGCAGATTACGAGTTCATGGGTTTGAAATGTAGCATAGGTGATGTGTCTAACAGGATACAGGCCAGCGAACTGCAAGACAAGGGTGTATTGGCGAACTGCCATGTCAACGTTCTACAGACACAGGATCATCCACAATTTAAGACATACGGAGAGGAACTGAAATGGCTTACAACAGACAAGAACAGGATGAAATGGGTGGCCAACACAATCAAGGACATATCAAGTTCAGGTAACACACTGATACTTGTGGACAGGATATCCGCGGGGGAGATCTTGGAAGAGCAGATCGAGGATGCGGTGTTCGTGTCCGGATCAACCAAAAACACAGACAGGAAGGAACAATATGATGAAATATCTACTGCAACAAATAAAGTTATTATCGCCACATATGGAGTTGCCGCTGTTGGTATTAATATTCCTAGGATTTTTAATCTTGTTCTCATAGAACCAGGCAAGTCTTTCGTGCGGGTAATACAGAGTATTGGACGTGGGATCAGGAAAGCAGAAGACAAGGACAGTGTGCAGATCTGGGACATCACCAGCAGTTGCAAGTTTGCGAAAAGACATCTGGGGGCAAGGAAAAAGTTTTACAAAGAGGCCAATTACCCGTATAATATAGAAAAGATAAATTATGAAAATCCTTACACTGGATAACAGAACATACACATTAGAGAAGATACCCGAGTGGGTGGACGAGAAGTTGAGATTCGCTGTGCTGGACAATTCAGATCCTACCAATCCGGATTTCTTCTACATACCTTTGATCTTCTTGGAAAGTTTCAATGCACCAGCGGCGGTTCTAGAGATTGGACCACACAAGATAAAGATGCCACTGGACTGGAAGATGTTGATCGGTGAGGCGGGACAATCAGAGATGCATGTTTTACCAATAACAAGTCTCAACGACAGAGGGTTCGATGCTTTCACATTCAATCCGTTGTCAAGTCCAAAACCCGACTTCCATCCAATAGACGTGGTAGACATCTACACAGAAGTGAAATGGTATTTCCCTAAGATAAAGTCAGGACAGATGTTGGCTGTGCCGTTGAACAATGGTCCAAAACCCATGTGTGCCTACTTCGTAAAAGACATCTCGAGACAGTGTGAACAGGTGGACTATGGCTCCGTCTGGTAGGAAAACAATAACAATTGACGCACCAATCCTGATAACCAGCAACAAGATTGCTGTGTGGATGGATGAAGACTGGATGCACAATTTCTTTGACTTCATGCGGAAACACAAATTCCAATTTTCAGGTTTACAACACAAAAACAAGAAACTAAAATTAACATTTGCAACAGCGAAAGATTGTACGATGTTCGCACTAAAATATGCCAGCAGAAAAAAATAGAAAATTCTTTGATCTAAGGAACGGACTGAAGGCCGTGGACTTCAGGAACAAGGACTACTTCGACAGGATCGATGACAAGGAGAAGTCATTGTACTCTCCCTACACGCTGATGAGATACGTTTCCAATGTTTCATCCAAGGATCCTTTCTACGTGGAACACTACGTGGAGATGGTCAACGAGTGTGTGAACAAGCACTGCTTCACACTGGGCAAACACAAGAAACTGTTATGGATACTGACCGCCATGTGCGGAGCAGAGATACAGCAATTCCATCCATGGCTGAAACCCATGAAGCGTGTGCCAAACAAGAGTCTGAAAAAACTGCAGGCAATATATCCCACATGGAAGGAAACAGACCTAGAGACATTGGACAAAGTGATCACAGACAGAGAACTAGAGGAATTGATGGAGGCCCATGGCATCGACAAATAAATGCACATACTGTGGCAAGGAATTTGCCAAAGAACGTACACTGCAAGTTCACCTGTGTGAACCTAAGAGGAGATACCTACAAAGAGATGAGAAGTGGGTGGTCAATGCGTTCATGGTGTTCCAGAGATTCTATCAGATACACCAACACAATTCAAAAACAAAAACATACGACGATTTCGTCAAGAGTTCATACTACAACGCATTCGTCAAGTTTGGAAGATTCATAATGCACATCAACCCTTTGTATCCTGAGAAGTATATAGACTATGTGTTACAGTCAAAAGTGAAACTGGATCATTGGGCTAGAGACGACCTATATGAGATGTACTTGATTGAGGCTTTGAAGTCAGAGCCCGTGGAGGCCGCACTACAGAGGAGCATAGCCACAATGATGGACTGGGCCACAGAACAGAACGCACAGTGGTCAGACTACTTCAGACTGGTGAACAAGAACAGGGCGGTACAACACATACAGCAAGGCAAGATAAGTCCTTGGTTGTTGCTAGGTTGCAACGCAGGCAAAAGGATGTTAAAATCATTCAACGACGAACAATTACAGATGATTGAAAGATTCATAAACCCAAGTTTCTGGCCAAGCAAGTTGAAGAGCTATCCCGCTGATCACATGCTGGTACAGGACACAGCAAGGGAGGCCAAGATTGTCTAAGATAGATCTAGAAGTGTCTGACAATTTGGAGTTTGATGACGGAGATTGTGCAGTGATAATCAAAGAGGACGGATCCATAGGAAGAGTGATAATGCCAAAAGTCAACAAGGACATATTGAAAACAGAAGGATACAGGAAACTGCTTGACGTGTTGGAAGTGTTACAACCTGGATCACGTGATAAGATGATACAACATGCAGAGAAAGACAAAGGGAGTGTACACTAATGCCTGATGTAGACATAGATTTTTTTGACAGAGACAACACATTGAAGTTATTCAAACACACTCCGGCATCAATGATCAAAGATGGCAAGAGTGAGAAACACAAGACGGGAGTTTACTTCCATGCAGTACCAGAACACCCTGTGACAGGACACGCAAGTTTAGATTACAAACAAGCGGAAGACAGAGGATACTTCAAGATAGACTGCCTTAACGTGAACATATACAAGGACGTTAAATCAGAACAGGAACTTGTCGAGCTCATGATCCAAGAACCAGACTGGGACATGCTGAAAGATCCAAAGATCGTGGAAAACCTTTTCCACCTAAATGGCCACTACAACATAGTGTCAAAACTTGAACCACGTACCATAGAACAACTTGCGGCTGTGTTGGCCATAATACGTCCTGCCAAAAGACAACTAATGCACAAGGACTGGGTAGACATCATGAAAGAAGTTTGGATCAAACCCACAGATGGCAGTTACTTCTTCAAGAAATCACACGCAGTGGCATATGCACAGGCCATAGTGGTGCAGATGAATCTGATAAACAGAGCTAAATATAGTTTTGATGCACCATCAAAAACATAAAAAAATAATCATTAAAAAACGTAAGAGATCCAATACCGCTTCATCATTAACATCAGAACTAGACTCCTACCAGGCCAATAATCCGTTGACGAAGTATGTTGAAAAAGTGTGTGGAATAAATTCGACCGAACCTACTAAAATTAAGTAGGTCTTCTAACTAATTGGATAGTTCTTCTTTTGACCCGTTTCTTTGAAATTTCAGAAAGTTTAACTGTAGGACCATGCACTATCTCTATGTCTTTCGAATTTAGAGTTACCAACGTGGAACGGAAATATCTGAACTCACCCTTGAGGAATATGTTGATTGGTAATTTACGATTGGATTCGTGCCACCAGGTCTCTCCACATTTAAGGAACTTCATCTTGTCTTGTGGCATCATGAGCCTTCCATAATCATAAAAACTGATTACGTTGGCATCCTCGTTCTGTACTATGCCCACGTACTCCAAATCACCCTTTCTGATCAGGCTAAGGAATGGGAACTTGTCCCTCAGTGTGTTAAAAATCTCGTTCATTCTATATCTATAAATACTGTTAAATATGTATTATGCAAACAGTACAAAGGTATTTAATAAATCAGTTGGTAATAGCCTACGTAAGTGGTTATCACGGAAGGAACTCAAAAGTGTACGATAGACGCCTAACACTGCACAGAGGGGTATCAAACCCAGTCTCATTCACGTTCAAGAACGAGGATCAGAAGGCACAGGACATAACAAGCAAGACCTACGAGTTCAACATGATCGATTCTGAGAGCAAGAAAGCGGTGCTGACAAAGACACTAACCATACTGGATGATGGCTCAACTGTGAGCACCAAGGGTGATGCCAGTTGCACGATAACGGAGGGAGACCTATTACCGCTGGATGCCAAGTTCTATAACTTCTCAGTAAGAGAGGTAAAATCAGATGGTAGCAGAGAGATCACATACGCAGACACTGGTTATGCGGCCGCTGGCACAGTAGAACTACTGGATGGTGCTTATCCAGAATTCGTAGCGAGTACAAGTGTTTCGAGTTTCACAGCATCAGGTGGTCCACTGGCATACACATCAGGATCAATAGATTCTAGACCAGGAATCAATAACAACAAGGCTTTACACACGATTGCTGTGTACACAAAAAATTTCTCAGGTGCGTTGAGAGTGCAAGGTACAATGAGTGCTTCACCGAGCAACACAGACTACTTTGATATTACCATGGAAGGTGCAGGATCCACAGCGAATACTTTCTCTAACTCGACAACAGTTACCAACTTCAACTTCACGGGTGTGTACCACAGTGTGAGATTCAGTTGGGGCAACGACAGTGGTAACACTGGTGTGATTGACAAAATCCTATATAGACAGTAAAATAGTATAGATTATGAATCTTATACAGAATACAATTCTGACTAGCCTGCCTGCAAACAGAAAGAAAACACCAAGCGGATGGATCAGTTTCAACGCACCCTGTTGTGTTTACAACGGGGAGACTGCTGACAAAAAGAAGCGTGGCGGACTGATGACCAGTGCGGATGGCACTGTGAGTTACCACTGCTTCAACTGTGGCTTCAAGGCCAGTTATGTGATAGGACGTAAACTGACCTACAAGATGAGACAGTTCATGGGCTACATAGGTATACCGGAGGACACCATACGTAAGTTGGCCATAGAGGCCATGCGTGAGGAGGAAGGAGATGTGAAGTATGAGAAGAAGAAATTCGTGTCATTCAAGAACAAGACACTGCCCAAGAACACACACAACTGGATGTGTGGCTGGAGAAGTATGTGGGCAATGATCTCACTGAACCACAATGGAAGAAGATAGATGGACTACTAAAGTATTTGGAGAGCCGAGGAATTGGTGCAGACTGGTATGACTTCATGTACTCACCTGATAAGATCTGGGACGTGCACCAAAGATTGCTAATACCATTCTACTGGCGAGGAGAGATTGTAGGATTCACAGGCAGGATGTTCGAGGAATCAGATAGCGTGAAGTATTACACAGACGTGTGGCCTGGATACGTGTTCAACATGGACGCACAGGACTGGACCAGGAAGTTTGTCATAGTCACAGAAGGACCATTCGACGCCATAGCCGTATCTGGTGTGAGCATACTGGGATCGGAGATAAATGACACACAGCGAGAGTTGATTGATGGACTTGGCAGACAGGTGATTGTAGTGCCGGACAGAGATGCTCCAGGACAGAAATTGGTAGACCAAGCAACAGAATTTGGATGGAGTGTGGCATTTCCAGAATGGGACAAAACGGTTGGCGATGTGGCGGATGCTGTGTTAAAATATGGTAGACTGTTTACTATACAATCGATACTGAAAACAACTGAGTCCAGTAAACTGAAAATAGATTTGAAGAGAAAGATGTATGGCTGATTATAATAACAACGAACAACACCAGGCTAAGAACTATTCTTTTGATGTGCAGAAATTGTACATAGAGATGTTGTTGGCGGATGCTGAATCATTTGCTAGAGCACAGAATATATTCAATCCTAATTCATTCGATCGTAAACTGCAACCAATTGCCAAGTTCGTCAAAGACTACATGGACGAGTACAAGGTTATGCCGGAAGTTGACATAGTTAATGCATCACACGATATAAAATTAAAAACAGCGAAGGATCTGGATCCAAGCCATTTCAATTGGTTGCTGGACGAGTTTGAAACATTTTGTAGACACAAAGCACTTGAACAAGCAATACTGTCGTCTGCTGATCTATTAGAGAGAGGTGACTATGGTCCAGTCGAGGACATGGTCAAGGAAGCAGTACAGGTTGGGCTCACAAGAGATCTCGGCACGGACTACTTCGAAGATCCAAAAGGAAGACTCGAAGCACTCAAAGACAACAACGGACAGATCAGTACAGGATGGGCGAACCTAGACAAGAAACTGTTTGGAGGGTTCAACCGAGGCGAACTGAACATCTTTGCAGGCGGATCAGGTGCAGGTAAGAGTTTGTTCTTGCAGAATCTTGCAGTGAACTGGGCACAGGCAGGATTGAATGTATGTTACATATCTTTTGAATTGAGCGAACAACTTACTGCCATGAGACTAGATGCCATGATGACCAATATCCCGACCAGGAGAGTGTTTCCTGAAATAGAAAACGTTGAGATGAAGGTCAAGATGTTGAAGAAGAAGTCAGGTAACCTGCAGATCAAATACTTGCCCAGTGGTAGCAACGTGTTGGATGTGAGGACATATCTGAAGGAACTAGAACTCAAGAACAAGAAGAAAATAGACTGCATACTGATTGACTACTTGGATCTCATGATGCCTAAGAGCAAAAGGATATCACCAGCAGACTTGTTTATCAAAGACAAGTATGTGAGTGAGGAACTAAGGAACTTGGTCGTTGAGAAACAGTGTGTGTTGGCCACAGCATCACAGTTGAACAGGGCATCGGTTGAAGAGATTGAGTTTGATCATTCTCACATATCAGGCGGACTATCTAAGATACAGACAGCAGACAACGTGATAGGTATATTCACAAGCCGAGCAATGAAGGAACGTGGCAGGTATCAGATACAGTTCATGAAAACAAGATCAAGTTCTGGTGTTGGACAGAAAGTGGATCTTGAGTTTGACGTGGACAGTTTGAGAATCAGAAGCCTGGATGAAGACGAGTCACAGAGCTACAATCAACAGGGCAAGAACAAAATTTATGATTCACTAAAACAAACATCCAAAGTTACGGGTGGAGATGCATCCACAGATGCGAGACCGGAAGTGCCGGATCCACGTAAGGGTGATGCACTAGGGGTCAAAGTCAAGGCCACGGTAGAGGGTGGCAAACTGAGACAACTGTTAAACGAACTACACTCAGACGAAGAACAGTAAATGTGTCAAAAGCAATTAAGACAGTAAAATCTAAATCACAATTACAATCTTTGCTTTCAGGAGTTGAGAAAGGCAAAACACTGTTGGAAGACTGGATCGCTTTGGATCCCATATATGTTGGTAAGAGCACATCTGCCAACTACAGAGAGAGCATACACGTGCACCTGATAGAATCAACGGAACATGTGACACTACAAGGTCACTGGTGTGAGTTTGGTGTGAGGGAAGGCAGGAGCCTCAAGTGGCTTATAGACCGATATCCCTCGCAAGTGATACACGCATTTGATTCTTGGCAAGGATTACCTGAAGATTGGGATCACGGCACAGGTAAAGTAAACGACATGAGTTGCGATCCTCCCACTGTACCTGATCACATCCAACTACACAAAGGTTGGTTCAAGGATACACTACCCATATGGAAACAGCACAACACAGGACCAATCGCGTTCTTGCACATGGATGCAGATATCTATTCATCCACTAAAGAAGTTTTGACAGCATTGAATGATCAGATCGTAGCAGGAACGGTGATCACCTTCGACGAGTTCTGTAACTTTCGACTGAGTGGCAAAATGAGCAAATGGCAGGATCACGAGTTCCTGGCATTGATCGAGTGGCTGGACGAATGTAAAAGAAAAGTCAAGCCGTTAAATAGGAACTGGGCCTACCAAGCAAGTTGTATTGTGGTCACGTAACTTTAGTTTTGCTTCCACGCTGTAAAGCACGGGCACACAATTGACTGCTGTCAACACGATCTTGAATACCAAGAAACTGCTGTAACTGATCAATTCTTGTTGCGTCAGCGGATTTCATGTTATTGAATGTGAGGTGAAACACTCCCGGACGGCCAATCCATTTGGCCACACTGCGTATTCTTGCTAGAGTGGGTGTTATGTTTGTGGGTTTTCTACCACTGAACTGTTCCCATCTTTTCAAACTGTCGATAATTTCTGTTTCGGGCCTTGTGACACATATTTTGTGATAATCTGTGAGCAATAATTCATTTTCAATAGTGTACAACAAGTGACTGACTGCAAATGCACCCGGTTCAATCAATTTGATAGATTGATGCAGACGTTGTCTAGTTTCAACTGTTTTAGGATCACGTATGGCCGCTTGATAATGCGGAGCACTTGGGGGTGGGTATTTTTCATATTTCTTTTCTCCCAAGTGATAACCATCAAATCTTAATCCAAGTTCTTGAAGCACATTGGCACAAAGATAAGTGCCTGCTTTTGGCTGACTGATTACGATTACTTTTTTGGACATAACTGATTTTGTTGCACAAACTGTGCTAGATTCTGTGCCCATGCATGATGTCCTCGTTCACTAGGGTGCCCATCATTTGCAGATTTAGTCCACCCATTCATAGCAACATATTCGAAATGACTTTGCACATATTTGGTTTTTTTGACTCGGGCTTTATGTTCAGGTGATGATCTATTATTTCTTTGTATTTCCACATTCTCTTTGGAGTTCTCACTGCTCTCAAAATTATAGAAGTGCTTCCTGTCTATTTGATCTTTTAATAATTTCAAATCTGGTCTAGGTTTCCCATCAACCTCTGTCTCTGGAAGATCATTCGTGAGTGCATGATAGAACACATACGGTATGTTATGATATTTTAGGAAATACTGTAAAGATAAAATATTAGTATAAAGTTTTACCGCACTTGCAAGTTCAACATCAAAATCCTCATTCCTCATAAAGAAATCATGTTGGTGCAGTTGCCACGTTCCCCATTGATAATCAAACTTCAGTAATTCTCCTTTGATCCCTCCCTGTTTGACTGCTGGAGTCATCGTACTACTTACATAATCCCATCTGTATCCTGTGGTCCACCCTATGCTGACGAATGTGTCCTTTATCTTGTCAGGGTTCTTGAAGAACCAATGCATCGTTGTGTTCACTATCCTGTCGTTTCCCCTGCCACCCTTGGCCATGCTGATCGTGGGTTCGTCAATGTTCAACAACTTTCCCAGACGTTGATGACAACTGTCAAACTTTTTCCTTGTGCTGAAACTACAACCGTTGCTTAGATGATACTTCATATACTCTTACTTACATGTTCCCAACATTCTCCAGACTCAAATTCTTCTATGCTCCACTGGCAGTGTGCGATCTTATTTGTCCATTCTTTCTTGTCTCCTCTGAAGGGATTCTCGATTTCAGAAACATTTTTACTGCTGACATCATACACCATGCTACCTGTGTCGCATGCGATGTTAGGTACTCCATTGATCACAGCATCTATGCCTGTGCCTGAACTGTAAGTGACCGTACACCATGCATTTTGTAATTGCTCTTGTATAGGCACAAATCCTTTTTGTGTGACATCGGCTTCTTGCCATTGCACGTTGAAATATCCACTCACGATGTTTTTGCAATTTGTGTGTTGTGTTTTTCTTCTATACAGCGGATGAGGCCTCACAATTATCTGTCTCTCTGTTGTTTGTCTTATTTCCTTTACAGTTTGCTCTGTCCAAGAGAAAATATCTGTACCACGCAGACTGGCGTCACCCACTTTCTGCATACACAGTAAGATGTAATCGCCATCAGTTTTCCATGGTAACTCGGGATCATAACCGTTACGTTCAAATACCTTTTGGGATCTGTCAGTGTGTATGTGTTCAAAACCCCACTTGGCATCATCCCAAAGGAAACCGTTGACCCCGACCCTGAATTCCGTCAGGAAAGGTGTGTGAATTGGCCTACCTATCAACTGCGTTTCAAGTTGAATGTAGGGTATTCCGCTATCGATGATCTTTCTCTTGCCTTGTTGCGCTGAACTACCTCTTGTTTGTTTGTGACTGCCATAAATCACCGCACAATCATAACCTTTGATGTCATCACTATTGGTAATGTTCCCTCCACACCCTTTGGCAAACGAGTGTAAGACATCCTTGAACTGTGGGTAGTTGGCTGTATCTTCTACTACTGCGACTCGCATAGGGATATTTAAGGAGCGGAGCGGAAGCGTTAAATTTTAGGAAATGCGTTTTTTAGAAATAACGCGAAGCGTTTAAAAGCGTAAAGCCGGCCTTGACCTTTTGGATCTAGACCGACTCCACAGTGTTTGGGAACTAGAATGTGAACTTGATTCCAGCCGCCATGTCGTTTGTGTCTGTACCTGTTGGCACATCCGTCATCTGATAAGCACCATACATGCTGAAGTTCTCGCCGAATTTCTTCTCAGCGCCAACCGTAGTGTATTTGTTGCCATCCTCGATCTCACCATAACCAACTGAGAAAGTCGTCGCACCGATCAGGTGTGAAGCAACTACTTCATTGGCAGAGGTCTCTAAACTAGTAGATTCCACTTCCTTGATTGTGTGGTTGTAACCGATTGTTGTAGCATCAGAAAGGTCGAATGTGATACCCGCACCCATGTACTCAACTGAGTTCACCTTGTCATCCGTGTATGCAACACCGATGTTCAGTGAGTCAGAGATGTCCATGGAAGCCGCAGTCTCGTACACGTCAACGCCTGATTTACCAGTTGAACCGTCAACTTTTACCAAGTTGTCGATCTGGATTGCACCCAAACTGTTCGAGTACACAACAGTGTGTGAGTCCCTGCTGAACAATTTCTGTGCGGCACTTCCGCCGAATTCTGGGAACACATCTGTCTTAGATGTAACAGCACCCTTGAACACAGAGTTCTGTCTTCCTGCTGATAGCACACCCGCGTCACCCATGTCAATACCAGCGTAAGCCAGTTTAGAGTCAAATGGTGATGAACCAGAGTCATCCGCGTCGATGTCCACTTCTAACTTGGCGAAGCCGTCGATTCCCTCTGCGATGTTGCTATTGAAGTCAACACCAATCGCTGAACCGTTGTTCTCCGCTTTTGATGTTGCCACGCCTGAAGCATTCTCGTTGTTTGACAGCATGTAGTTCAGTGAACCATACACCTTCATCTCGGCCGCTTCAGCCGGTGCCGGTTTCATAACCGACCAAATAGCCACTAGTGCGATGATAATCGCCACACCAATAGCCGCCTTTTTCTTTGTCATTTTCATAGATTGTTTTTCTCCCGTATCTATTATGATTGTAATGCGATCAATGGCCTATTGACCGCTCTGGATTGTAAGGCATATTTATCAGAATTGCAACCATTAAGTGCAACTTTTATTACCAAAATAGTTTACAACACCATTGTTGTAGTGTATAATTACGGGTAGCAAAGGAGGTTCACAATGGGCATACACTACGACTACAAGAACACCAGAGGCGCCAAGAAATTACAGAAACAGCATGAACGGGAACAGCGGAGGCGGAGGAAGAAGGCACAGCAGATGCCGGAGCAGAAGTCAGACGAATCCAAACCCCTGACCATGGACATGATCACGGACCCCGACAAATGATCAATCAACGAATATTCGATCAGTATGGTGTCGATACCACCAAGGATCTCAAGATAAAGAATCTATGTCCACGTCCATGGGACACCATACTGATCGACAAGCAGGGCTCGTGCTATGCCTGTGAATGTCAGTCATGGTTGCCACAGAGCGTAGGCAACTTACAGATAAAATCACTGGAGGAAATTATTGGCAGTGACATGCACCAACACTTGCAGAGTTCCATCACAGATGGTACCTATCGTTATTGCAATGAACACCAGTGCTCATACATAAAGTCAAATGCTGTATTGCATGGCCGGCCGGATCGCATACAGCATCTGAGACTTGCCATCGATGAAAGTTGCAATTTGAGATGTCCCAGTTGTCGTAAGAGTCTGGTATTCCACAAAGAAGGATCGGCCTACAATCTGGGCCTAAGACTTGCGGACAAAATAAATGAATGGTTGTATTACTGCAAACATCCAATACAGGTGCACATAGGTTCCGATGGGGATCCGTTTGCCTCACACGTGTACAGGCATTTTATGGAGCAGACACCAGAGCGGGATAACATAAAGTACTCTATACTGACCAATGCCCTAATGTTAAAGGACTTCGCACCTCGTGTGCCCTACATCATAAGGAACTTGAACGAGTTGGGCGTGAGCATAGACGGTGCCACGAAAGAGACCTATGAGAAACTGCGACTAGGCGGTAGATGGGAAAAAATAAATGAGAATCTACAATACATCTCTGAACTAAAGGACAAACACGGATTTAGGTTTATAATGCACTATGTTGTGCAAAAAGACAATTACCACGAGATGGAAGACATTGTGATGTTGGGAGAAAAGTACAACGCCGACAGGGTTTGGTTCAGCAGGATACAAGACTGGAACACATGGGACAATTTCTCGGAACACAACATATTTGATGTACAACATCCACAGCACAGTGACTACAGAACACATCTAGATAAACTTGTGAAGAGAGAAAGTAAAATAGTCGAGGAAGCGACCTTAAGACAACTGCATTAGGTCAAAGGGATCTCTGACTGGCATTGTCGCTAACATTATTCTAGGGTATTTTGCATTTGCACCGGGCATGACTCTGTGAGGCAGATAACTGTTGAACACTATCGGACATTCATGCATATTATAAGCAACACGCAGAGGATAAAGTTTATCCACGGTATCATGTATGGAACCTAAATTGTAACAAAATTCTCGGGTGTGTTTGTTTGTAATCAAGGGAAACTCTTTCAACTTATCATCCGGAATGTCATACCATTCTGTGTAAACATCCTCGGTATTGTGAATTGGAAAATTTATCTTAAAATTTCTCCCGGGTGATCCGTGATGCATTTCAAATCCGTCGGTCATGGCTTCTGTTAATACTCCTACTGTAATTTCCTGTATAGGTATTCTGACGTGTCTAAAATATTCAATTAATGCTGGAGCAGACCTGCCGAGATCCTTGTAATCAATTTTCATCCAAAACCCTTTGCTTGTTTTGTCCTGCAAGAAGTCTGTGTTGTTTTGTATCCATTCCATGACCTGGCTTTTGATGTCTTTCAAGTTAAACACAGGAAGCTCATGGCATGCCTTGAATTTGGTTTGATCGCCTAGGTAATCTATCATACAAAAAATACTTATTACCACAGGGCACCGTTAAATATTAAAAATGAAAATTGCGATCACAGGACATAAAAAAGGAATCGGTAAAGCATTCGCCGAGCAACTGATCAAAAAAGGACACAGTATAGTTGGTATATCGAGAAGCGACGGCGAGAATATTCGTAGGACATCACACACGGCATCTATGATTGAACCCTGTGACATGTTCATAAACAATGCCATAAGCATGTATGCCCAAACCGAATTGTTGTTTGAGGTGTGGCACAGATGGCAGAACAGCGAGCAAGTGCATCACATTTGGAACATATCAACCCAGGTGTGTATGTGGAAAGAGGACAAACATATCAACGGCCTAACAATGAGACAGGTCATGGAATACCGCAATCAGAAGATGGCATTAGAACTGGCCCACGCACAACTGAGGGCACAATCTAGCAAAATCAAAATGGAACTTATCAGGCCCGGTAGTGTCAACACACAAACATTTAGTGATCCTGATAGCATATCCGCTGAGGAATACGTTGCTAGGGTTTTAACAGAACAGGAATTGATATAATGCCGACTGCGTGGATCAAACTACTCGATGCAGATTGCGAGGTCGTTGGCATCGGAAGACAAACTGTCTATCCAATATTCAGGAATGGATCGTCGTCATTAAGAGACGCGGCCGATATAATCTACACCAACAATCAAATAAAGAATTGTAAGAACATACAGATTCTGTTGAGAGATCCTGCCATCCGATTTGTTTCAGGCATCAACGAGTATTGTCGGCAGAACGCCCTCGACGTGAGGAGAACATGGTCCTTGGTGGAACAAGAAAAAGTGAATGACAGACATTTCTGTCCGCAATTCGTTTGGCTATTGCACCTGTTTAAATTCTACAGGGGTAAGGTGACTTTGCTACCGTTTAAAGACATTAAAAGAATTACAGACATCAAAAGAGCAGAACTGGCCTGGATGCCTAAAATTGAGGTCGCTCCAATAAAAAGGTTTGTCGATATCGATTATGAACTAATGACACAGTTAGGACAGACTGTTGAACTAGGACACATCATAAGGAAATATAAAAATGTTTTGTCCTAGATTAGATCACTTTGTAAGACTTAACCAAGACGGTTCTGTGGGCAAGTGTGGACACATGATTCATGCAAAAGGGTTTAGCAGTCACGAGGAACTTGAACAGAGCGACTGGATGGCAAACGTCCGTGCCACAATGGAACAAGGGCAATGGCCTATGGAATGTTTCAGGTGTCAGAGGTCGGAGAAGGTCAAGGGCGAAAGCATACGGACCAACAGCATAGCCAGACACAAGATGTTACATCCTATACGCAAAGACTACCTAATAGTGGGAGGTGTGTTGGATAATGTGTGCAACAGTGCCTGTCAGTCGTGCCATGCCGGACTCAGCACAAAGATAGGAAGCCTGGAATCTAAAGACTATCCACGTGTTGACAATTACGAATTGTTTAAGAAGTTACCTCAGGAAAGGATTATTGAATTTGATGTGAACGGCGGTGAGCCCACTGCCAGCAAGAACTACAAAAAGGTATTAAAGGCACTCCCGGAGAACGTGAAGATAGTAAGGATGAATACCAACGGATCAAGAATGATCCCAGAGATAGAGGAGGTGTTGAAGAGAAACATAATGGTCATAGTGACAATGAGCTTGGATGGAATCGGTCAAGTTCATGACTATGCACGTTGGCCTATCAAGTGGAACAACTACAAGAAAACTTTAGATGCCTATCTTGCTCTGCAGAAACAATACAAACTATTGCAACTAGATTTCTGGACTACAGTGAGCTGTCTGAACATCAAAACACTGCCCGACATAGTAAACTTTGCTAAGAACAAGAACATACCACACGATTGGGCGTTCCTGGAACAACCAAGTGTGTTGAGCGTAAAGTACGATAATAAGTTTACAAGATTGGCAAAAATTATGTCTCCAAAAGAAATAGCAGTGGACAGAAACAATGATAAAGAGTTAGAAGATTTTATCGGCAGGCAGGATGCCTTGCGTAACATAGATGTAAACGATTACTTCAATTTCGATGAAAATTGATCCAGAAACAATTTTGCAAACCGTTTGTGATGTTCTGTGCCGTAATGAACTCCGTCTCTTGCTAGACTTGGGTCTGTGTATTGAATGGGTTGCTCTCTTTTGTCCCAGTAAGGCCAACAGTTTTTCAAGGTGTAATCTTGTAAAACATTAAGCCCTTTTATGTGTTCATGGTATGAGTCCTGGGCGAAGCAATGAAAGGTCTTGCAGTTGTTCTTCTCCGCATACTTCTCCACAAGGAAAACATTTTTAAGGAAGTTGTTCTTGTCTGAGTCGTCTGTCTCGTGCTTTAGTTCCTCATCATAACTCATAAGACTCTGTGCATAACTGTGTAACTTTTCCCTGCGACTCCAGAAAGGCCAGCACACTATCACTATCCTAGGATCGATCACTTTTTCACATCCGTACAGGATCCTGACAACCTTGTCAGCACTGGCACCGGGCTGGCCAAGATTCCAGTAACGCAGTCTATCTGTGTTGTGTTGTGATAAGAAATGTACCCAGTGTTCGTTGTCTGCATTGCCTTGCCCGAACGTGTGACTGCAACCCAGCACCACCACGTTCTTCTTGCCATCAGGCATTGGTGTCCACTCGGGGCATCTGTATCCGTAAGAGTTGACCTTGTAGTCTTTCAATGGTGACCGATCCAGTGCCACGCTCACTGGCAGTTCATTGTCTGCGTAATATCCAAACTTCATCAGTACTTCACTAATCCTTCTGGTGTATGTCTATCGAGATCAAGTGTTAGGCATGTTACACCTTGGTTAAAAAAGTGAGAATAAGTGAACGGCACAAATAAAACTTCTATATCATGTTTTTCAAATTCCTTCAGCATCTCTGTCTGTGTGTTATAATGTTCCCACATCACAACTGTGTTTCTATCTATGCTGAGGCAATTTACGACTAGTACAGTATTTTCTGGATCCGTGTCCTGTATCCTAGAATCTATCAAGGTATGTGCGTTTGCCTTGCTTCTGTCTTGCGTGGGATTTACATTAATTATTTCCCAATCTTTAAAGTACTCGGGTAATATCTCTCTTTCATGATATGTAAGTAAAAGTCCTGGTCTTAGTATTGTGAATTGTGAATCTAGGTGACCAACGATCTCTGGTTGATTGATCTCGTGGAATGTGTAACTGTCATCAAATGCGGATCGAAGCCATTCCAGACCCAGTCGATTGCCGGCACCGTGTGTGTTTACAAAAATATCTTTTCCATATTTTAAACATGCGGGGGCATCCATAATAGGATCTTGGTTAGGTATGTCATCGCTTATATCAATTTCGTAATTGTTGTAGTCGTGCCTTGGTGCCGGCATGGCTATCCATTTTGCTCCATTCTTGAATTGCTCTATAATAATATCTCTGTAATAAAATGACTCAAAGAAACGTTCTTGCTCGCACATTGCAGATTCGATTATCGTATTGCCTAACACCAGGAATAGATCCCTGGGGGTGAGTGGTATCTTTGTGCCTGGGCTAGACCAAAACGGAGTTTTTATTTCTGTGTTTTTTATCAACGAAGGTCTGTGAACTTTTATGTTACGAGATTCGAGAACTGTCTGAAAGTGGTTGAGTTCGTTTTTAGTCTTATGGAATATGTACTCTATCCTTTTTTGCTTCCTCGGGTCGTCTATTTTTATAGATGCAAGATCGACATCACCTATTATTATTTCCTTTAACGGATCGAATGTGTTGTGTGCATTAATCATTTTGTTTTGTTGTGTACCCCATTGCTATCTTGGTCTAGGTATATCCAATTTTGTTTTTCTCCGAGTAGTATATGCTTGTCTGTCGTGTTTTGATTATAGCGTGTTTTTGATCTGAAGTCAAATCCCGTGCAATAGTAAAAATTTATCTCTCCGTACCACCCGTACTCAGATCCTGTCTTGCCGTAAATTACTTGGTTGTAATAATCTTTCTGATCTGGAGTGAGCTGTTCCCACCATTCTCGATTTATATTAGGAAAGTATTCTGCATTATATAAATTAAAAATTTGTTTGTTCATTGTGATCTGGAAAATTTTTAGATATTTTTTTTCAACCTCGTCTGTCCCAGAAAATAGAAAAGTAAGTTTATTTTTTTTTGCATCTTTATAGTCTTCATCGAACTCGATCACTTCGTTATGCTTGAGACCTTTTTTGTATTTGTTTTCCCAAACTGGTCTGTCGTTCACTAATACTTGCACAGATGTGTCACACTCTGCTGATACTTCTATTGGTATTTGGTGACCAAATATTAGTTTGTTATTCGTCATTACGTGGATCCTTTCGCATTCATCATTCTCTGGTTGATCCTGTGTACAATGTAAAGTTCCATGAAGCCCATCCTTTTCCTGTTGCCGAACATGGTGGGGTACTTCAACTTGCCCATCATGAGGTATTTCTCGTCAGCGTATAGGTCCAATCTTCCTTTGTGTTTGGGATACCTGAACTCCAACGCTTTGTGTTTCCATAGGTACTTGACCAGTTTGGATTCGTCCAACAACATGGTCTCCGCCAGTGCGGGTGGTATGTTCTCCTTGAACTGTTTCAACTTGATTGAATAGAACTTCTTCACACAATTAATTATTGTGTTTTTGGTGTGCCCGGAAGGATTCGAACCTCCGACCCCAAGTTTAGGAAACTCGTATTCTATCCAACTGAACTACGGGCACATTTTTGTTGGTGGAGGATAGGAGAGTCGAACTCCTGACTCATCCATGCCATGGATGCGTGATCCCACTTCACCAATCCCCCAAATACACCATCACATGCAAGACCATTGAGTTTTTTGGTATTAATGGTAATATTGGCATGTTTGGTTTATCTGGTGCCGCTTCACGGATTCGAACCGCGGACCTACTGATTACAAATCAGTTGCTCTACCAACTGAGCTAAAGCGGCATCACAATTATTATACTACACTATAAACCACCTTAAGTCTACCTGTTAAACGCACACAGAAGCACACACACGCATGGTAAAGGCCATCCAGGATAAGTTGTACATCTGGCCCATTACAAGCATTTAAAAGCACTGTAGACGCAGTATGTTCTATACGCATATCTGGTATGTTGACAACACATAAATAATCTATATAATAAAGTTATGAGAGACACAAAACTATTAACATCATATGCACAGAAGCTCTTGCGTGAGGCCAAACAGAAATTGCTGTTCAAGGACCTGCGTAAGGAGGTCAATGCTGGTGCCAACGGCACACAGAAGTATGTGATCAAGAACGGCGTGAACTCTGGCAAGGTTGCCACAGACGCCAACAAGTTCCAGTAACATCTAACACCACACTATAGTTCTTCGCGTTGGTGTAAATAATCGGTATGAATAAAAAATTAGAATGGTGCATAATCATATTACTGACCGTGATCCTGATAGGCCTTTCCGCGTGTGGTCCAAACCCACACCCAGACAAGCAACCACCACACGAGACCGAGCAAGAGATGAATGACTCCATAACCAAAGACATGGATGCCATGGACCGAGAGCGAGCCATGGGGGAGAACGACGGACCCACCAACTTCGTGGGCATAGTGGACGCACTGGGTTGCATGTTTGCACCAGACGATTGTCCGTTGAAGAAAAGAAAAGAAGAGCAGAAAATGGATCGGTAGATACGATAAATATGGATAACCTTTAAGGAGGGCGTACAATGAAAAAAGTAATAGAAGAAATGAAGAAGCACAAGAAGATAATGATCGGTATTGCTATCATCATCGTGATAGGTGCTTGGTTCATGATCACAAACGAACCTACACCACCGGTGGAAGGTTAACAAGGAGACCAAATGTTTTTAACAATTGGATTTATCGTTGGATTCATCGCAGGCTGGTGGGTTAACGAGAAAGTAGAGAACCTGGGCGAGAAGATCAATCCCATCAAGTGGTTCAAGAAATAATGACAATGACGGAGGGCTTAGTATGTTCAGACACATCAGAAGATGGATCGATGCTTACATCAAAAATTTGGTCGACGCCTATGATCCACCTAAGCCCACTGTCTACAAACTTGGCAACAAGAAATACGTCAAAGTCAAACGCCTGAGGACCACGTCAAAAGCAAAAGGTCCTTATATCAAATAATCAAATAATCAAATCCAGACCTTCAGTTCCTTGTCTATGGTATCATAGAACTTCCTCTGCGACTGATTGTAGGAACAGTTGTTCCACCAGTCCTGGTTGTCTATGTCCATCCTACACAGTTCACAGTCACCGATGACCCACGTGGGATCATGCCATAACGGCATGCCGGGTGTGGGAATGAGGCAATGCGTGTGGAACCAGGTTGGCTTCCTGCTGATGATGTAGATCATCTTGCGTTTCTCCACTGTGTACATAAAAGTACTTACAACGGATCAACGCAAGATATGTGCTGTTTTAATTGAACGTCTTCTGTGATCCAAAGAATCTGGCGATCCTGGTGTATAACTTGGACACCCACTCTGGTCTCGGAACTGCCCAGGTGACCGCCACTGCACTGATCAACAGTCCCAATTCCATTAGTTCATGTAGTATAAAACTCATATGTTTCTCCTAGTTGCGAATAGTTATTATTCGCAAGTACTTATAGGTGTGTGATCGTGGCTACTTGGAATGTGGTGGCAGTTTCTTCTCCACCCACCATATGTGCTTCTGCGTGATGGGGTCGAACTTGCGAAGTCGCAGTTTCTGGTTCTGCTTCTCGCCCTTGCCGGGTTTCATGGCGTAGTAGTAGAACCCGTGATCCTTCATGTTGGAGTCCTCGGGTACCAGTCTAACTTTTACGTATGGTTTCTTTGACTTGGGCTTTTTTGCCGCCATGATGATATCCCATGTAGTAGGCCACCGCTATGAACGTGGCGATTAAGAGTGTGTGCCAGATGTAAAACATATACTGTTAATTAGTTTGATCGTCTTCGGCCCTGCTGGAAACTATCCGATCCACCAGTCCATATGCCACAGCCTCCTCGGCATTCATGAACTTGTCTCTTTCCATGTCCGCTTTGAGCTTGTCCAGTGGTTGTCCCGTGGTCTTCTGGTATATCTCCGTGAGTTCCCGTTTCCAACGTAAGAGTTCGTTGGCCCTGATCTCCACATCAGTGGCCTGTCCTGACGCACCACCCAGGGGTTGGTGTATCATGTGTCGTGCGTGTGGCAACATCATTCGCTTGCCCTTCGTACCCGCACTTGCCAGGAGTGAGCCCATGCTACAAGCCTGGCCCACCACTATGGTCTGTATGTCAGACCTCACATACTGCATGGTGTCGTATATGGCCATGCCTGCCGTTACCAGTCCGCCCGGAGAATTGATATAAAGGGTTATATCCTTCTGGGCATCTTGTGATTCCAAGAATAACAGTTGAGCACACAGCACTGAAGCGGTGTGTTCCTCTATCGGTCCTTCCAACATGATTATCCTGTCCTTCAGAAGCCTACTGAAAATGTCGTAACTTCTCTCGCCTTTGGATGTCTGTTCTATCACTATTGGTGTAAGTGGCATAGTGTTATAATACACTATAACCCTGTATAGGTCAACCTGGAATATCGGCTGTTATTACAGCACCAGGTAGTTCAGTGCTGTGCTGACCGCGAATATCAGCATGAATGCCGCCAGTGTGGGCATTATGCGTTGATCCAACTGACCAGGCTCATGATCACGGCGAATGCCACGAATGCCCAGGTATCTGCTTTTGTTCGTTCCACTCGGTTGAACTGTTCCGTAAGTTCTTTCTCACTCATTATATTATGTGCCTTTCTGTGTATTCCATTATAACTGTACCGGAACGACATATTCCCGGCCGTCCACTTCTATCGTTGTCTTCATGCCCCAAGCACGTGTGGGGTTGATGAACCAGTGACCGCCCTGGCAGTCCCATTCTGTTTCTTCAACTCGACGTTGCCGGTTGGTGTTTGATTTCTTGTAGGTCCGTGGTCGTTTGTCGGATAACCATTCCTGTTCTTTGTCTGTGTATGGTAACATTTCGTCCTCTGTTTTTGCTTTATTTTATCTGATCGTGTCTGAAGAAACTAGTGTTATAATGACATAGGTGCTATGCGGCATGGCGTTGGGATCGACCCACTCTCGCTTCACGATCCCATAGTTGCCACGTATCCGATACACGGCAATTATAACATGCCCCGAACCGGGTATGCTACCGTTATTTTTTCCTGTGCGTAAATTTTTGCAACTGCCGGTACAGGTCCCTGTGGGGTCTTTGGCCCGCCCTGTAACTGCTGATCAGACCCATGATGATGCCGGGCGACACCAGTATGGCCGTGACGATCAGTGCGGTCTTCATATAAAGTATATATGCCCCGTGGCACTGGATCGAAGGGGTGATAAAGAGTGTCTGGACCACAATGCCGCGGGCGTACGCCAACTAGATCTATTTACGGTGCGTCGCAGTGCGATCCCGTGGGCACATAGCGATCTTGGTGCACATTTTGTGCTTTTTAGTTTCGAGGGTGTTGCTGTTGATCGTGCTGGACCAACTGATCTATGGTGTGCTGTATCTGTTCTCGTATGTGTTGGATCTCCTCATACACTATCACACGCTGATGTGGTTCCACGTACTCCAATTGTTGTAGCAACTCCCACATGTTGATGTACAGCATCTGCAACTGCTCACGCAACTCGAAAACAGCGAACGTGTTCTCATGGAAAGCGACTGCACACACAGTCATTGCGACATATAGTATGACTGTACGCACGAGCATACGGGTATTTAAGGTGCGGGTGTGATGAGTAGGTGTGATTCGATCTCTGAGTGTCTGACCTCGCACACTTGCACTAGATCATGGCGTTGTTGTAATGAGTCGTGTAATATATCAGCAGACGCTGGGTCCAACTGCACATAGTGACGATGGCATTGTGATCCCTTGTATGCTAGAACATAGTAGTAAGGCATAGGTTTATTATACGGTCAAACGACACGGTTGTCAAACCTGGGTATGCGAGGGTGTTTTTCCGCTGTGCATTTTTTTTATATAGGGGGTATTTTATCATTGCCCTACCAGTTTTACCACCATGGGGTTTAAACGGCATGCCGACCAAGAAATATTTTTTCTGAAAAAGTTTTCGATGCCGACCACCCACCGTTCTGACTCTCCTTGAGTGTTCTCCACTGTGCGTCACCATTCCGACTGTGTATAACCCTGGCCACCCTTCGCCCGACTGCCCATGTGGCAACCATGCTGGCCCATCCGGCCACTTGGTGCTGGATGCCTGCTACACTCTGATCAATCCCTAGTCTCCTTCTTCGCGGTGGTAAAGGTTGGTAAAGGTCTCACACGGTAGGGTTTGACCCAGAAGGCAGGAGGCTTACCAACCCTTACCAAGATCTGTGCTCGCGGTGCGAAACCCATTGGCAGATTAGGTTTGGTCTACCAACTGTTACCACTGTGCCGATCTGGCTCGCCCACCATTCT